GACAACAATCAGTATGTATTAGGATTTCAAGATGAGTTTGTTTATAGACAGGGCGATAAGGTTGAAGTTGAGATATGGGAGGTATGAGGATGAATAGAGAAGAACTATTAAAAATAGCAAAACCAATACTATTTAATACCGAAATGGTACAAGCAATCCTTGAGAACAGAAAAACAGTTACAAGGAGAGCTATCAAATTAGAAAATGGTTATCACCTTGAAGGAAATGGATCAGAAGTAACAGAAAACATTAAACTATTTGGTAGTGATACTTTATTTTACAATGGCGAAGAAACGAACGAAACACTGAAACCACCTTATAAAGTCGGTGACATTCTCTATATTAGGGAAACATTTAACGATATAGAAACAGACACTATCTTATATGCTGCTGATAAAGATTTCATAGAATACGGATGCAAAGAAGTAGACGAATATTTGTTCATGGAAAGTGATATCAAATGGAAACCGTCAATCCACATGCCAAAGGAAGCGGCAAGGATATTTTTAAAAGTAACAGGCGTAAGAGTTGAGAGGTTGCAGGATATTACAGAAGAACAGGCTATTAAAGAGGGGTGTATTGATACGAGAGGATTTATACATTCATATGATAACGAGTATAGTAACTCACATTCAGCGTTAAAAGCATTTATTGAACTGTGGAACGGCACAATCAAAAAACAAGACCTTGATAAATACGGCTGGGAAGCTAATCCGTGGGTTTGGGTAATAGAGTTTGAAAGGGTGTTGAATGATGAATATAACTAAAATAGAATCATACCAAGGTCAATATGAAGCGGCAGAGTCCATGCTAAATAATATATATCAAGGTGAAATAATCGGCGAAACCGCTTATAACGTAATAAATCAAGCGTTGCAAAGTATGAGAGAAATGATTGCCGAAAAAGAGGAGGGGTAAATTGAAGAAAGACCACATAAGAGATTATGCAACAGAAGCATTTAGATATTATGCCTTCCTTGGAAAACCACATAAAGAAGATTTAGAAAAGAAGTACTACCAAGAAGCACTTGAGGAATATGAAAGAAAGCAACGATTAGGTGGGACAGGCATAAGTAAGCCTACGGAACAGGCTATAATGTATGCAGAGGGGATATTGAGACAGAAACAAGCTGAATTATGGGACATACTTGCTGTAGAAAAAACATTAGCACAATTACATATATGGGAGCGGCAGGCGGTAGAAATAGTATACTTTCCACATGCACAGAGAGATATGAAAAAAGGAGAAATCGAAGGCAGGGTACAACAAGCGGTTATACATATACCTGCAGGAAGAGCGACTGTGTTCAGGTATCTAAAAAAAGCAAGAAATATATTTGCGTATGAAAGAGGATTGCGATTATAAAAATATTTTTTTACATAAGTTGATACTACAAACTACTTTCTTTATGTTATTATGATTCCATCAGAAGTGTTTAATTCATCTTTAAGTACTCCTTGACAAAGACACTGCTTCCCCCAGCGGTGTCTTTTTATTACAGCAAACACAGCCGTTAAGCGGCAGTAAATTATAATGCACAGCCTTTTACAGGCAGTATATAAAACAATCATGACACAATAATTTTAACCGGGTTCTTTTTTAATGCAATAATATTAGTGGAGTTTAAGTAGGTGAGAATATGATAGAGAATTTATACAATATTACAATGCTTATATTTACAGTATTTTTATTATTTATATTTTCAATAATTATTTTGTGACGATGCAGATATAAATTAGACTGCATAGGGGATAGGGGTGGGGAATATATGAAAGAGAGGTGAACACGTGTCAGAATTAATTTGTAAAAAATGTTATTATGTAAAAGACTGTGAGCTGCCATGTGCAGCCTTTAATAATTTACATCAGCTGTGGGAAGAGCAGAACAACAAAGATAAGATAACCCGCATCCGGAACCTGAGAAGACAACTCCAAGTACGAGAAGCAGAAGTAAGTCAAGAGTTAAGAAGGCTTGGAGATAAAATAATAAAACACTTTCCAGAGTTTGCATTCATAAAGGAGCTTGATATAAAAATCGGGTATGTAATCAGCCAACAACGTAAGAGTGGAGAAAAGACCACATATGCAGATTGCCGAAAGATACAAGATGTATTCAAGGCGTGGCTGCCATATGACTTCATAATAACATTCTACGAACGGAATACCGGCTTTCTGAATAATAGCCAATTAAAGATACTGATGTACCATGAACTAAAGCATATTGGTATAGGAATGAGAGGATTAAAATTAGAGCCACACGACATAGAAGATTTTAGAGATATATTAGATAAATACGGATTAGATTGGAGTGCCTACGGCAAAGAGCTTCCGGATATGTTAGGGGGTGATTGATGTGGATAGTTTACAAAACTTTACAAATACGAATCTAACAGAAAAGGAAAAAAGCTTATTAGAAGTATTGATAAACCCTGAAAATCGGATGAAGTCAATCACGGACATTTGTAAACTCGCAAAATGTACAAGACCAGTATACTATGAAGCCTTTTCAAAACCTGAATTTGTAGAAATATACAAGCAATATTCGGTTGACCTTGTAAAACAATCAGTAGCATCTATAATCAATACTTTTGTGAGAGAAGCACAAAGGGGTAGCTTTCAACATGGGAAGGTGTTGTTAGAAATGGCGGGGCTGTATACAGATAAGGTTGAAATTACCGGAGCGATACCAGTGCAAATTATAGATGATATTCCTGAGGATGATGAGGATGGAGAAAGTTAAGGTTAAATTAACTAACCTAATAGCCCCATCCTTTTATAATGTCCACCACAGTATTAAGAAAGGTCAATATACTCACTACTGGCTGAAGGGTGGCAGAGGAAGTACCAAGTCGTCGTTTGCATCTATAGAAATAATACGAGGCATAATGGAAGACCCTGAAGCAAATGCTATAGGACTGCGTAAGATTGCAAACACCTTAAAAGATTCAGTGTTCAATCAGTTAGTATGGGCGATAGAGCAATTAGGAGTTAGTCATCTGTGGAATATTCCCGAGGCTAAATTAGAATTAACCTATAATCCTACCGGACAGAAAATTAAATTCAGAGGTGCCGATAAACCGAAAAGCATTAAATCAGTTAAGTTTACAAAAGGATACTGCAAATACATCTGGTATGAAGAAATCGATCAGTTTAAAGGTCCTGAAGAAGTAAGAACTATT